ATTTAATGGCTGGTGCGTTTCCAATAGCTACTGCAAAATTTGAAACTATGGGTATAAAATCCATACAAAATACTATTGTATCTAAATCAATAAATGGAAAAAAATTATCAAGAACAGTTGATAATCAAAGATTTGGTTTTACTGCTAGGGTTATTATTGGAAAAAGATCAGATGTATATGGTAGTTTAATGGCATTTATAGTTAAACAAAGATCAGGAAAAGAAAATTTTACTATTATACCACCAGATATAAGTTCAACAAAAGGAAGCGAAACAGGAACAGTTTTGATTAATGGTGCACATTCAGCTGGAGATACCACAATAGCTATGGACGGCTTTGGTGGTGATGGGTCAGGCAGATTTAAAGCAGGAGACTTAATTAAATTTGCCTCCCATACAAAAGTCTATATGATTGTTGAAGATGTAACTTCTTCATCAAACGCCTCAACAGTAACCATTGAGCCACCTCTTATAGCAGATTTAACAAACAATAGTGTAGTTACTTATAATAATGTTTCTTTTACAGTGCATTTAACAAATGATATTCAAGAATTTGGTGCAGTAGGAACAAATAAAGATGGAGATGTATTATATCAATTTGAATTTGATGTTGAAGAATCTCTATAATGGCTAAATATTTGATAACGCATTGGGTTACTGCTGATTTTATTGCAGAAAAAGTAGTTGATGAAAGCGAAATAGATACTGTTAAAAATGATTTAAAAGCTAATAGTATTCCTAATGGAACTTTTAGCTTTGTTATGCTAAAAGGAACGGAACGAACAATAAGAACAACATACGAATTATATGACGAGAAGCTTAACGACGGCAGTAAAAACCCAACTAGCAACGAATGAAATACGACCATTTCATTTATTGACTATAGGATTTAGTACTCCTGTTAATCTTACCGATAATAGTTTTAATATAACATCATCAATATCAGGCTCTAGCACCACATATACTGCATCGCCATTTTTAGTTTCAACACCATCATTTACAGAAGAAACTGATATTACTAAAACAAGTTTAACAATAGATTTATCAGGTGCAGATTTAACATTTATATCAACTGCATTAAATGAAAATATTGTTAATGATAGCGTGGTTATTTATAGAGGTTTATTAGATTCAAATAATTCAGTAATTGCTGACCCTTTGTTATTATATCAAGGAACAATAGACACATATGCAATAAGTGAGGCAGATACAGAATCAGCATTATCTTTAACAGTTGTTTCACATTGGGCTGACTTTGAAAAAAGGTCAGGAAGATTAACAAATAATAATTCACAACAAAGGTTTTTTCCAACAGATGTTGGAATGGATTTTTCAAGTCAAACTGTATTAGATATTAAATGGGGTGCTAAATGACAACATTTGATGAAATTATTAAATTATATTATAAATTTGATAAATATAAAAAATTTACATATCCAGAATTATATTACCATATTTTACCATCTATAAATAATAACCAATATAAAATTTTTAAAGATGAAACAGGCATATATGGATTTGTTAATTGGGCTTTTCTTGATGAAACAATAGAAGATAATTATAAAAAAAACGCTACCATTTATAAAAATGAATGGAAAAGTGGTAATAAATTATGGCTACATGATATTGTTATATCTAAAAATGCAAAAGAAATTATGGCATGGGTTTACAACCATTTTAAAAATTATTTGAAAGTAAATGAAGCAATACATTGGTTAAGATTAGATAATAATGATAATGTTTATAGAATATCCAAAAAATATAAAAGGGAGTTTCATAATTAATGGGTGGTGCAGTTAAAAAAGTAACTAAAGTATTTAGAGCAGTAAGGGTTTTTAAATTTTTATCAAATATAAATCCATGGGTTGCTCTTGGTGTATTTGCTGTTGGTTGGTTATTTATGCGTTCAAGAAAACCAGAAATTCCTGATTATGGCACTAATGATTTTGATGCAACTGAAAAAGGAATATTGGTAAATAAACAATCTAATAATTCAAGTATTCCTGTTGTATATGGAGAAAGATTAATTGGTGGAACAAGGGTTTTCATAGAAACTTCAGGAACAGATAATACTTATTTATATGTTGCTTTAGTTTTATGCGAGGGCGAAATAAATTCAATCGAAGAAATAAGGGTTGATGAAAAAGTAGTAACTTTTGATGGTGCATTATCAGATAATGTGCAAAGAAACGTAGCAAGTTCAGATTCAAATTTTTATAAAGCTGACCCAAATGTTGAAGGCTCATCTGCTGAAAGTACAATTTTAATAGAGCCACATTTTGGTACAGATGGACAAAGTGCATCTAGTTTATTATCAACATTATCATCATGGGGTAGCAACCATAAATTATCTGGAATTGCATATTTGGCTTTAAGGTTTAAATGGAATCAAGATGTATTTGGTGGAATACCACAAGTACAAGCAAAAATTAAAGGAAAAAAAATAGTAACATTAGCATCTAATTTATCAGAACAAACAGCATCTTTTTCAACAAATCCAGCTTTTTGTTTATTAGATTATTTAAGAAATGAAAGATATGGCAAAGGTTTAGCTACATCAAGTTTAGATTTACAAAGTTTTTATGATGCTTCTCAAATTTGTGAAACACAAGTTACCCCATATGGAAGTGCAAGTGATATTAATATATTTGATTGTAATGCAGTTATTGATACATCAAAAAAAGTAATTGATAATGTTCGAGAAATTGTAAAAGGTATGCGAGGTTATTTACCATTTGTGCAAGGTAAATATAGATTAAATATTGAAACAACAGGAACGGCTTCTGTATCATTAAGTGAAGATGATATTATTGGTGGATATGCTTTAGCAAGTCCAAGTAAAAATTCTAAATATAATCGTGTATTAGTATCATTTGTAAATCCAGAAAGAAATTATCAGGTAGATGAAATTCAATATCCAGCTATTGATGATAGTGGATATGCTACTGCCGATAAACATGCAACAATGAAATCAGTTGATGGTGGATTTTTACTTGAAGGAAGATTCGATTTTAGAACAATCACAAGTCCATACCAAGCCGAAGAAATGGCAGAGATAATTTTGCGTAGGTCTAGGGAAGCACTTGGATTAAATTTAAATGTGGGTTTCAAAGCATATGAACTTCATGTGGGCGATTTAGTTAATATTTCTATTTCAAGTTTAGGTTTTTCAAATAAAACATTTCGTGTACTTTCAATGACATTTAATGAGGATTATACAATAGGTTTAGCTTTGGTAGAATATCAAGCCTCACATTATACATGGGCGACAAAAGCACAAGTTTCAAGTACACCAGCAACAAATTTACCAAATCCATTTACAATACAAGCACCAGCTGGTTTAACATTATCAGATGAAATGATTGAATATGCTGATGGTGTTGTAATAACAAGATTAAATATAGTAATAACAGCAAGTACAGATAAATTTGTTCAATATTATCAAGTTGAAGCAAAACAAAGTACTGAATCTAATTTTAAAATTATATCAAATGGTACACAATTAAGACATGAATTATTAAATGTTGTTGATGATGCAACTTATGATGTTAGAGTTAAAGCAATAAATAGTTTTGGCGTTTCGTCAAGTTATACATCTGCACAAAGAAAAATAATTGGCGCAACGGAAACACCTAATGATGTTGATGATTTATCTGTATCATTAGTGGGGTCAAATCAAATGGAATTGTCTTGGACTCCTGTTTCGGATTTAGATATATCTTGGTATGAAATTAGGTATCAAAATGTAACAAGTGGTGCAACATGGAATGATAGTACTCCAATGGCTAAAGTTGTAAGAAGAAAATCAAATTCTTTAACAATTAATTCTCAAACAGGGGCATTTTTAATAAAAGCAGTAGATAAATTAGGAAATGCTAGTGCAGAAGCATCTATTGTCTATACAAATATTTCTGGATTACAAAGTTTTACCAATGTTTTAACAGTGAGTGAATAATGGCAGATTTTTTAGGAACAAGAGATAGTAATGTAGCAATATCAGA